TCCACTCTAGCAGAGAATGCTGCGATTAACACGCTAAACGAGGATGGCATAAAAGATAAGTTCTCATTCTCACCTAGTGTTAAGAGTGACACCAATAACTGGCAAAAGGTAAGCTCGGATGTTTGGATTCGCCTGTTAAGAATCAGTGAGCAGACCGGGACGAAATATGTCGTCAACTCTGGATTTAGAGATAAAGCACATAACGCAGCGGTTGGTGGATCTTCTGACTCAATTCATATGAGTGGATTCGCAATTGATATAAGTGTGTCATCTGCCCATCGAGAGGAATTCTTCTTGGCAGCAGCACGAGCTGGATTTACTGGCATCGGCATATACAGCACGTTTATACATCTAGACCTTGGCGCACGACGAATGTGGGTCGCAGGTAACGCAAGTGAAAGCAAGTCAAAGTATGCTCTTACTGGCGCTGATAAGAACAAGTGGGTTAATGCTATACCAAAGCATAACAGAGATGAGTATAGAAAGAACTCTGGCGCAACAGCAGAGCAATTGGCTAGACAGAACTCGTTTGAGGCTAAGAGAGCTGCCGCAGCAGAAGCTGCTACTATGAGCAAAAAACGTCTCGCCTAACACATAAATACACGAAAAGGAAATACAATGGCAGGTCTAACACCAAGAACACGAGCACGAGAATTGTATTCCGATTTCTCTAAGAATCTAGATCAAGTGCCTGGGCGGAACGATCTGTCTAGGAAGATCAATGAGAATGCCGTGAAAGAGTCTATTAAGAACATCGTCCTTACTAACAAAGGCGAGAGGTTGTTTCAACCGACTATAGGATGTAACATTTCGGCATCATTATTCGAGAATCTAGATGCCAACACAATTCTTATTTTGAAAGACAATATCAAAACAGCGATTCGAACATACGAGCCACGATGCAATCTAAAAGATGTGGAAATCGTAGCAGACTTAGATACTAATAATTTGCAAGCGACTGTGTTGTTCAGCGTACTAAATACAAGTACGACCTCATCAATAACACTCGATCTTGTCAGGGAAAGATAAATGGCTAATATATCACCAGTAACAGACTTAGACTTCTTTGCGACTAAAGAAGCCCTTAAGACGTTCCTAAAGAATCAAGACCGGTTCAAGGATTACGACTACGAGGGGTCGAATATGAATGTCCTATTGGACGTTCTATCATACAACACATTCTATAATAACTACTATTATAACATGGCCGTGTCTGAGATGTTTCTTGATAGCGCAACACAGCGTAATAGCGTTATTAGTCACGCCAAAGAATTGAACTATATGCCACGAAGCAGACGATCGTCCGCTGTCACCTGTGATATCACGTTTACCGCACCTGCCGATTATGGCTCCAACTTCATAGCCATACCAGCCAATACAGCATTCACTGGTAAATGTGGCAATAAGACGTACATTTTCTTAAACGAGAAGGCATACGTTGCGGCACGAAGCTCTGCATCACCTACAACATTCATAGCAAGTTCCGTTGAATTGTTTGAAGGACGATATATAACCGAGTCATTATCCGTAGCAGATACGACTATATCCAATGCGTGGATAGATACACGTAGCATTACCATGACAGTCAACGGTGCGGTATTCACATATAAGAGTGAGATCTTTGGTGTGGGATCTGCTGATAAAGTATTCTATCTACAACCTGAGAATGATGGTCGATATAGCGTACAGTTCGGTCAAAATAGATTCGGATTTCAGCCTACAATAACCGATTCTATCTCTGTATCCTATAGACTGTGTACAGGCCCAGAAGCGAATGGTGTTAATAGCCTTTCCTTACCGGCATCATTCGGTAACGCCAGCTCTAACATAATTACAGTATCCGGTCAATCTGCTGGTGGATTCTACGGCGAGGGCATTGAGTCTATCCGCACATTCGCACCTAAAGCGCTTCAAGTACAAGAGCGAGCTATCACTAAGCGTGACTATGAGACTCTGTTACGAGCAAGATTTCCGAATATCCAAGCAATCTCTGTGTACGGTGGCGATGAAATCGATCCTCCTAAGTACGGCAAGGTTATCATCTCCATCGATGTTGCTGGTGGCCAGGGCGCTGCTGAATATGAGATCGCCAACTTTAAAAACTATCTAAAAGACAAGACTCCATTGACGATTGACCCAATCTTTATTGCAGCTAAGTTCTTGTTCGTCGATGCGGTAATTAATGTCAAGTATGATGCTAACCTTACCGTTAAGTCCGCAGCACAGATCAAAAACGAGATATATTCAGCGGTTCTTACGTACCAGACTACGTACCTAAATGACTTTAATAAGACATTGTACCAATCTAGATTAGCGGCAACACTCGATTCGGTAGATGGATCTATCATAAGTACAGATATCGTTGCTAAACCAATTATCGAATATATTCCTGTACTTAACGTATCAAGTAGTCCGTCATTCTCGTTTGAGGATGCACTTGTTAAGCCATATGCGTTTGATGCCATCACTGGTTTCGATTCGTTCACTCCGGCAGTAAGTACGACTAAGTTCACCTATGCTGGAGCGCTCGTAACTATGCAAGACGATGGGTTAGGCAGCTTCATGCTCGTCACGGCAGGAACGGATGTAGCACGAGTGTTTAAGTACGGCGTTGGTACGGTAAACTATACGACTGGTGCTATCAAGCTGTCTAACATCACCGTTGATAACTATGAAGGGTCATCTATTAAGTTTACCGCTTCTACTGTAAACAAAGACGTTAAGACTCCAAAGGATAGAATAATATCTATTCGTGGTGAAGACATTACAATCAACGTAACACCATTGGCGACATAAAATGAGTTTAGTAGTCCGAGATAATATACACTCAGGAATCGATCAACAGTTTCCAGCTATCTATAGAGAAGATGGCGAATTCATGGTCGAGTTTACAAAAGCATATTACAAGTTTGTCGATGAGCGTATGGATCGAAATATTCCTAAATTAAAGGATATCGACACTACGCTCTCATCATTCCTAATATTCTTTAAGAAGAAGTATCTAGCGGATCTTCCACTCGACACCGTGATTGATACACGCTTTATCATCAAGCACGTATCGGACCTGTATCGAAGAAAGGGTACTCAGGAATCACTTGAACTTCTCTTCCAATTGTTCTATAATGAGCAGATAGAGGTGTTCTATCCTAGCTCGAACATACTGCGTCCTTCGGATTCGGTTTGGGGCGGTGACGTATTTCTTGAAATGCAGCCAGTATCTGTTGTTAACGACTATCCCATTCAAAAGGGTGATCGAATTTCTGGTGACATATCAGCCGCCGTTGCATTCGTGGATCAAGTTAACTTCGTAAACTTCTCGGGATCACTTATTCCCATAGTGTACGTGTCAAGTGTCGTCGGAAAGTTCTCTTCGGATGACGGTCTGACTGTAGTTCGATCTGGAGTGACGATCATAGTTGGAAAGCTAATCTCTGGATCAATCAGTAACATAAGCGTGAGTTCTGATAATAGAGTGTCTGGCCAAGTTGCGGGCGATAGACTTAAACTGGTATCATCAAAGTATGGTTCGGATTCTACTGGATACGTTCTATCGATATCAGACGCACCAACAGGTCAGATCACATTTAACATAGAAGATGGTGGATTTGGTTATGTTAATCCAACCTCAATAACTGCGTCGAATACTATAGGCATTAGCAATCAAGTGTTGGTTGTTGATCCAACGAGTGTTGTTGCCATAGTGCCAGGTGATATTATATCATGTGATGGCACCGAGGTTGTATCAGCTAGTGGTAAGATATATGCGACCACACCCACACCTATCGATGGCACTGCTATCGTAGTAGCGTATATTGATCATCTATTGTATATTAGAACTATGGACGATGCCACTAGATCAGCTAGGTTGACTGCGACAGTAGTCGGCGGCATATATGACGGGCAGTATGCTATACCAGTTGATTTATTGAAAACTATAGCGGGTGAGCCTACATATGATGATTGGGATATCATTATGGAGTCCACCGCAACAAACGGATTCCTTTACGGCGATATAACACACTCAGGTGGACTAACCGCTCAAGATGCAACCGAACTCGAGTCATACATAGATGGAACTCTATCGAATGTGGCATACATCGATCATATCGAGACACACCTTCTCCCAGCATTAGGCATCTATAAGCAATTCACCGCATTTCCATCAAATGCAGTCACTGCTGGTGGTGAGCCTATAACAGATTCGACTACGCAGATCAGTATTAATGACGTAGCCACGGATACGATAACCGCCGTTGCTTTGTATAATGATACAGCTAGTGTCGAAATTGCAGAAATCACTGATGTCGAAGATGTCACTCTGATTACGGATCAGATCGGTGACTATTACGGGGTACCACTAAGCTCCGCCGATTACGGAATGACCGGTGCGGGACCAGAAGACCTTCAAGACACATTGACCGAAGCATTCACTGTACTTAATATACAATTAGGAGCTGTATCTGCTCTTAAAGTGACTTCAGCTGGCACCAACTATCAGAACAACGTTTTTATTGACGCACTGCACGCCAACGTATCTAAGTTCGATAAGAGAGACCTTATAATAAATTTCTCTAATCCAAACTTCCTAATGCAAGTTGGAGATCTGATCACTCAGCTCATTGAGATCGAGGACCTAAACTCTATAGGTAATATGATAGCGTACACCTGTAAAGCTCGATTCCTTAAGCGAGATGGTAACGATTACTACTTTAGACAGCTAAGTTTTTATGACTTTTATGAGCATCTGCCTATAATTATCGTAGGTAACGATTACGAAGTGACTGGCATTAGACGAGATCCAAACTCGCTACCAATGGGCGCAAATGCACAAATAAGCGGTACTGCGAGCTACGAGATTGGTCAGATTGAGAGTATGGCAGTCATCAACAGTGGATTCAGATATCAAGATGGTGAAGTGGTGTCAATTATCAACGATGAACCTACTAGCCCATACTACGGACAAACCGTTGCTACAGCCACTATACGAACATTTGGCGCTGGAAGCACGGAAGGCCGATGGAAGACTACTACGTCATTCTTAAGTGAAGCCAGTAAGAGAATCCCAGATAACTACTACTACCAGGAATACTCGTATGAAGTAGCATCTATCATCGATCCTGCTAAGTATGAGCCTTTGATCACCGATATTGTCGGCGTTGCTGGTACGAAAATCTTCAGTTCGCCTTTGATAAATAGTAGTAATGACGTAAGCTCCAACGTAGATATCGAGTTTGAGATCTGGGATGGCGATGTACTCAATGTAGAATATACATCAAGCATAGTGTCCTCGATCGGAAATTGAAGAATATTATCACAAGAGTGCTCGACTATTAGTCGAGTATTATGAATCTAACAGGGATAAACGGATAGACTAATGGCAAAAATTATTACAGAAAACTTTAGAGTCGAAACTGCGAGCGAACTGTTTAATTCGTTTAAGAGTGATAACTCCGTATTGAGTGCTAATTTCTTATCGCAGCTCGAGTCTTATAACACAGATAATACGCTGGGACTTTCTCCTACGAATACTACTGATATTCAGGCATTCGTAACTGAGCAGCTAACAAACTTAAGACCAGAGTCTCATTACTACATCATGGCATCGAGTGTCGACAAAGCTAATAGTATCCTGAATACGCAGAAAGAGAAGCGAGCTTTCTCAAATAGAATCATATTTGGAAATAAGATAACCGACGCAGATGTTCGATATATGTTCTATAAAAACAACTGGGTATCTGGTGTAATATACGACGACTTCGATGATATGGAAGATGTTACTGTATCAAATACCGTAGTTACTGTTCCAGACGTTGAAGGCAACTATACGGTATTCAAATGCATTGAGAATGACTATGATAGTCCTTCTACGATAACCCCAGTATTTGGTGGCATAGTATCTTCGTCTGACGAGTTCATTGTTACCGCAGATGGTTATGTTTGGAAATATATGTTCTCAATAACTGCCAATGATGCTATGATATATCAAACAAGCGATAGCTTACCTCTGCCATATCCGGCATATGGTGATGCTAACGTCATTGCATATGCTCAAGATACCGTGTCGCAAATTCTAATAGAATCCACTCCTGTCAACCAGTTCAGTGCATATCTATTTGGGCCAGCGGGCAGTAATACAGAGGCATCTGATGTTACAGCATTCTCTCAGGTACAAAGTGGCTCTACTAAGAGTGTTGTTGTTGACATCACACCAAAAGTTGGATTCTCGCTATACACGACTGATGATGCTTACGCAAATATGTATCTGAAGGTATCAAGCTCTGGTGAGCTGTATAACGTGATATCGTCTTCGTATGCATCGGCCACTCAAATTAGACTTACAATTTCAACGACCGATGATATCCCACAGAATACCGCATGTCAATTGTTGCCTAAGATTGTTGTGAGCGAGAGTACGTTCACCGGAGAGCCATGTCGAGCACATGGTATCCTAAATGAGTTTGGCACACTTGTGCGAATTGGTTTCAGATCAAAAGGCACCGAGTACACCACGGCACATGCACAAGTTGCATATCCTAAAGGTCTCAACCCAACATCACCAACAATACTTCGCACAGTAATCTCATCACGGGGTGGACATGGATCGAATCCAGTACACGAGTTGGCCATGAGTAGACTGTCCGTCATTACCAACTTTTCTGGCGTAGGTGGCATCATACCAGACGCCAACTCATATACAAAAGTTGGTCTAGTTAAAAATCCAATATTCACTGATGGCATATCATTAGACTCTTTCGATAATAGAGCTAGTATCGCCATCACGGGCGATGTGACTGGCACAGCATTAGCCGGTCATTTTATCCAACAGTATCTAAAAGATGTCTCGCTGGATTCATTGAATATCGGCAGCTCCTATGTGATCGCAGAACTTGGCACGACGACTCAGCAATTGTGGAATATCGCAGCTGGAACATCTGGTATTGTCTATGCGCTCGGTGACACCTTTGTAGCAGCGTCAGTGACATCTGGGACGGGAATAGTGAGTAGTTATCGATTGGCACCAGATCTTGGAGCAGCTATCGATGAAGGTGACGAGATCATAACCGCCAAAATCCACCAGAGTGTATATGATTCAGGCTTAGACGTAACAACGATTTATATCGTAGATTATGTTGGTGACTTTGAGAACAAGTTCCAGAATGGTACTATCTATATTAGAACCAGCTTGACCGCTGCTAGTGCTTATACATTGAGTATAAATAATGCTAGTGCCGATATAGTTTACGGAAAATACGTAGCCTACACCGGAGATCTACTTCATTACATTGATTTTGATCCTATCACCAGACAAATAGATCGCAAAGAAAAGATAAAATTTATCTTTGACTTTTAAACTGTTAAGGAAAGAGTATAATACATGGGCATTAATACAGACTTAAACGTTGATCCGTACTATGATGACTTTAGCGAGGCAAAACAGTTTAACCGCATTCTGTTTAAGCCCGCCAAGGCAGTACAAGCACGAGAACTAACACAATTACAGACTATCCTCCAACAACAGGTAGAACGTTTTGGTGCGAACATCTATAAAGAAGGTACTATCATTAGTGGTATTAACCTTACTGCTCGTGATGATCTTTTCTTTGTAAAATTAAACGATCAAGCCGGATTAACAAATCTAGCAGTCTATGACCAGGTAATTACCGATGAAGGCGTAACTGTATCATACACAATCACTGGTCAGACTTCGGGTCTAGTCGCAGAAGTAGTCAAGGGTCAGAATGGCTTCCAAACGCAGAATCCTGATCTAAAAACACTCTACATCAAGTATTTGACCTCGACTCAAGACGGTGACAATGATGTTAAGCAGTTTCAGTCAGGCGAGTCTCTCATTGTAACAGACTCATTAGGCGCACAAGTAATCACCGTTACGGCAGCGACTGTTGCTAGTCACGTTGGTCGATCTTTCGGCGTATCATGTGAAGCTGGCGTAGTCTTTCAGAAAGGACACTTCATCTTTGTAGAGAAGCAGTTCATTATTGCATCAAAATACTCTAATGTCCCAGGTACAGTATCTGTTGGCTTTACGATCAAAGAGAATTTGATTACATCTAACGGCGATTCTACGTTACTTGATAACGCATCAGGATTCAACAATGAGAATGCCCCAGGCGCTGATAGACTTCAGTTGGTCCCAACACTCGTATCATACTCAACCGCAACAGAGCCAACGGAGTTCTTTGCGCTCATTCGATATGTAGACGGAAATGCAGTTCGTATTCGTGATCGTACCGAGTTCAATTCTATCAACTCTGAACTTGCTCGACGTACATACGAAGAATCTGGCAACTACGTAACTCGTGGACTTAATGTCACACTCGAGCAGTCTGGTCTAGATGCTTATGCAGTAGTGTCGCCTGGTAAGGCATACGTCTTTGGTAATGAGATTGTTAACGTATCAAGTAAGCGACTCTTAATCGATCCTACAACTCTTACACAGACCAAGACTAACCAATTTACCGGCGTATCTTACGGTCAGTACTATACGTACAATCACACAACTGGTCAGGCATTGGATACATTCGCAATTGATGGTAGCAGAGTCAGTATCTACAATGGCGCTACCGTGATCGGAACATGTTCTATCGCAAACGTCATCCCGGGTAAACTCTTTGTATATGCAATCGATCGTGTTGCTGGACAAGAGAATGCTATAGCAACTAAGATCGCCAACACGCCACTAACTAATGATGGCATATTATATGGCGTTAATGGCGCAGGTAAGATATTCGATG